GGAAACATTTGCACGGCGTTTGCGAATAGGCTTTCAAATTTCGGAGACGGAATCGCTGGCATATTGCACCAACAAAATTCAGACTTCATTGCCCAGCGAATAAACGAAGGCTTGCGTTCGGCACTGCGCGAGCTTTCCAAAATGCCATACGTGCCAAACGAGAAAGGAGGGAGCTAAATGCAAATTACAGCTAAGCAGATTCGGGAGCTTGCGGACCAAAGGCTAGCTGAGGCCGACAACAGTAAAGATGCTCAATTGTCGGACTGGTTGCGTGTTTGTGATTTAAGGAAATCAGCTTATCAACTAGCCAGCAACCTAGACGATTTGAAAGAATTGCTTGGCGTTTCCTATTTGTCAGTTGAAATAAATGACCGCCCCTGAGCAACTAGCCGCTTCAATAGAGCAATGGTTCACCCCACCAAGTGACGAGCAACTTTGGCGATGGGCTGAGTCTCGCGTTGATTTGTCCGGCTTGTCGCAGATAGAGGGGCCGTATCGCACCGACGTTTCGCCAATGGTGCGCCCGGTCTTTGACGCCTTACAGGACAGGCAGACGCGCAAGGTTGTCCTCATGGTAAGCGCACAGGCCGGCAAGACTCAGACGCTTATGGTATTCGCCGCTTGGGCAATCTGCGAATCACCCGGCCCGACGTTTTGGGTTGGCGCGTCTGAGGAAGCGATTGAGGAATTCACCAAGGCGCGGCTCTTGCCTCTGTTTGAACAGATTCCCGACGTGGTTAAGCGGCTGCCGACAAGGCGAGAGGGTAAGACGTTGAACTTGATTCAGTTCACTTCCATGCCGCTTTACTTTCGCGGCGCGAACTCTCCTTCGAAGCTCAAGTCAACCCCGGTCAAGTGGCTGATATGCGATGAAGTTGCGGACTGGCCTCCTGAGAGTTTGGACAAGGTAATGAAGCGTGTTCGCTCTTACCGCAATTCAAAGACGGTGCTAATCAGCACGCCGATGAACGCGGGCGATGACGTGCATATTCATTGGGCGCAAGGCACGCAAACTTTTTTCAACTGGGCTTGTCCGCATTGCCAACACCGGCAGCCCTTTAGGTTTGGCCGGGAAAAGTCCGTTGTATTTCCAGAAGCTAGGGACAAGGGCGGAATGGTATGGGACACAAACGACATAACTCGCCCGGCTGGCAAATGGAATTGGAGCGAGCTTCGCAAAACGGTTCGCTACCAGTGCGAGCAATGCGGCGGTGACATTCAGCAGTCAGAGCAATTTAAGTTGCTGCAAACCTTGGAGCGTCACGACAGGAATCCCGTGCCAGAGCCGGGAGTCCAGAGCTTCTATTGGAACGCCATCTACAGCTTGTGGGTTAAATGGGACGACGTTGCCTGCGAATTCCTAGCAGCAAAAGAGCGGGCCGAGTCTGGCGAGATTGACGCTCTGAAATCCTTTGTCCGTGAAACTTTGGGTGAGCCTTGGCTGCTAATGGGCGACACGGCAGACGAAGCGGAAATTCGGAGGCTCTGCGGTCAATACAAGCGCGGCGAGCCTTGGCCGTTAGATGAGAACGACAAGCGGCGGGTGACTCGCATCTTGAGCGTTGACGTGCAAAAGGATTACCTGCGGTTTGTGTTCGCCCAGCTTAGGGAAGGCGGCGAAATGCGCGTTGTGGACTACGGCAGCCTGTCCACCTTCGACGACCTGCGAGCCTACCAGACAGCGAACGGCATAGCCAACCGTGGAGTCTTTATTGACTCTGGTGACGGCAACCGGGCAACGGAGATTTTGCGCGAGTGCGTCCGCTATTCTTGGATTGCCATGCGCGGCTCTGCTCAAGACAGCTTCGCTCACAAAACGGCAAGCGGCAGCATGATTCAAAGGCCGTATCGCGTGAAAGCGATTGACCCGTTCATTGGCACGAAGAACGCAAGCTCAAAGGGAGTCACGCGCATTGAATGGGCAAACGGCAGTTACAAAGACCGGCTTTACTTGTTTGTCCTCAAGGGCAAGGGGCCAAAGTTTGAACTGCCCGTTGACGTTGGCTCCGACTTCATTGCGGAACTACAAGACGAAAAGCAAGTGACCGACAAGCGGGATGGGCGAAGCGTTACAAAGTGGAAAGACTCCGGAAATAACCATTATTCTGATTGTCTGCTCCAAGCATACGTAGCTATGGACGCATCTGCGTTCAGTCGCGGAGGTGTTATTGATTACCAGCTTCAAGACAAGGAATGACAGCGCGAGTCGTGGTGAGCAGGAGAGACAATCCAACCTAGTCAGGCAGAATTGTCTCTTGAATGAGCAACGCGATTCGCGGAGCCGCAGTGTGAGTTTTTAGCAAGCCTTCGGAGCACCAGCAACCAGCCGGAATCCTTACGCAGTAACGTCGCGCACTTGCAATCCTGACGGCTAAAGGCCCGTCGTCTTTAACCCAACTGGTTTCCGTTGGGCGTGCTTGATTCCCGGTTGATTATCTAGCGACCTAGACCGCCCGTAAGCGGTGGGGAAATAACGCCACAGGCATACAAAAAGAAGGCCCCCGACCTTTTCGTCCCTGTAGGTGTGACGCTAGAGATGGGAAGTCTGCGACCGGGGGGCTCGGTTATCGCAGCGGTCAAGTTTTTCTCTAACGTCACGTCGCAAATATGGCAAGAAATTTCACCATGTCAAATCCTTATTGCCATATTAGCCTGACTGATTTAAGTTGCGCGGCATGGCAACCGGTATTTTTTCTGAGTTTTCAGAGGCTGAGGTTTTGGCGATACGCGCCCAAGCCAAGGCCATGATTACAGAAGGTAAAACCCTGCTCAGTTGGTCCTCAGGAAACACGTCAACAAGCAAGTCATTCGTCATGCCGGTGCGCGAAGTGTTGGAAGAATGCCGTTACGCTTTGCGGAAAATCAACCCGACTGACTACGGCGCATTGGTGACTCGCGCCCGTTGCAACTTCGACAACTACATTCCCGAACGCTAACCGCTATGGCAGAGAAGCCAATCAAGATTTTGGACGCCTACGGGAAGCCCTATTCCACGCAAGGCAACACGCTTTATGATGCGGCGCGATGGGACAGAAACCGCCCCTACATAATCACGCAAGCCCGCGACTTTTCCAACATCGCGGCAGCCGGGCAGCGTGAACTCTTGAGCCTTGGCCGGTATCTTTTTGCCAACTGCCCCCCGCTGCAAAACGCAATCAAAACGATTGCCCGCGTCTCGGTTGGCAATGCGTTTATCCCTCAGTTTTACGGCGCGGATAAGGCTTGGGGCGAGCAAGCCGAGGCACTGCTTTACGAGTGGCATAAAATTTGTGTGCTTGGCGGCGGCGCGTATGATTGGAATTCCGCGCTTGAGGTCTCCCTAACTTCCATCATTCGGGACGGCGACATTGGCATCTTGCTCACCCAAAGCGAAGACGCAGCTTATCCGCAGATTCAGCTTATTCCCGCGCACCGCATAGGCTCGCCCAGCGAGTTGCCAAAGGTGGAAAGCGGCGCGTTTGCAGGCCGGCCCATCATTAACGGCGTCATTCTGAATGACTATGGCCGGGCGATTGGCTACCGCATCTACAACGCCGACTTCACTGCCTTCCAAGAGGTTAGCTCGGCGGATTTGGTGCTTTATTTTGAGCCTGACTTCGCTGAACAAGTGCGCGGAGTCAGCCGCATTGCGTCCGGCATTCGTGATTGGCAGGACCGCAAGCAAGCGTTTGAATTCTTGCGGCTCGCGCTCAAGAAAGAAGCCAGTTACGCCGTGGTAGAACACACCGAAGAGGGCGCACTTGACCCTGACGCGGACGAAATGCAGAGCTACACGGGCGCGAATGGCGGAACGATTTACGAGGAACGTGTGGACGGCGGATCAATTCGCGTATTCCGCGCAAACTCTGGCAGCAAGGTGGAGTTTCCCGAAAGCTCCCGCCCGTCGCAAAACTCGCAAGCCTTTTGGGAGCGTGTCACGCGGGACGGTTTGCAAGCCATCAATTGGCCCGTGGAATTGACTTACGACGCGAGCAAAATCGGCGGCGCGTCTCTGCGAATGGTCATGGAGGTTGCCCAAACCACCGTGGAAAAATATCAAGCCATCGCGCAGAAAATGGCAACGCGCATTGATGCTTGGCGGATTGCCAAGGCCGTAAAGGCTGGCGAGCTTCCCGCGAATCCCGACTGGTGGAAATTCTCGCACCAGACGCCAGAGGAATTGACCGCAGACAAAGGCTATTCCAGCCAAGTTGACCGCGAGGAATACAAGTTGGGCATGGTTACGCTGCGAGATCTAGCAGCCCGGCGCGGCAAGGATTGGCAAGAGGAACGGGCGCAGCAAAAGGCCGAGGTTGACGACCTGTTTGCCACTGCCGCAGAGCTTGCAACGAAGCACAACGTCGCAATCGGCAACGTGCTGGCATTCTTGCAGGAGCGCAATTCCAACCCGTCGCTAGTAATCACTTCAGCCCAAAAGGAAATTGCGGGCGTAGATGCACCCACCGAATGAAAGCCATCCTAGAAACTCAGGAACTCCTGCTCATTGAACCGCGCCGATGGTTTGCCAAGCTGTCCGAGGTTCAAGCCGACATCTTCAGCGACCTGTTTGAGGACGACGAAGAGGACGAGGGCGTTGAAGTTGACGGCGACGGCGTTGCGGTCATCCAGATTCATGGCCCCATTGTTGCGGGGCTGCCCGCCTTTGCTTCGAAGCTAGGTTTTGCTCGCCCCGAATCCATCCGCACTCAGCTTGAAGACGCGGCTACAAATCCCGCCGTCAAAGGCATCTTGCTTGATTTTAACTCGCCGGGCGGCACAGTCACCGGGACACCAGAACTGGCGAGCCTGATTGAAGACGTTGCGGCTACCAAGCCCACGATTAGCTTCACAGGCGGTTTGTGCTGCTCGGCGGCTTACTGGCTTGCCGCTCCGACTCGCGCAATTCTTGCAACGCCGTCCGCAGAGGTTGGCAGCATTGGCGTTTACGTCGCGCACCAAGACATTTCCGCGATGGCGAAGGCAATGGGCATCATCGTCAACGTGTTCCGCTCCGGTAAGTTCAAGGGCGCAGGCGTTCCCGGCACGTCGCTTTCGGAAGCTCAAGCCGCAGAGATTCAAGCCAAGGTGGACAGCCTTGCGGAAGTATTTAAAGAACACGTCAAGAAACACCGGCCCGGCATGGATGACGAAACGATGCAGGGGCAGACGTTCATGGGCTACCAGTCCGCAGGCGTTAAGCTCGTTGATGAAATGGTTCGTGATTCCAACGAAGCAAAAAAAATACTGCTCGCACTCTTGACAGATAAGTCTGCGTAATGTAACGAAAAGCAAAACTTATGACAGCACTTCAAGAACTGGCGAACCTCAAGGCCGAAATCGGCAGTCTCAAAGCTGAATCAACGGCCAACGCGCAAGCTGCCGTTGACGCTGCAAATCTTTTGACCCAAGCCGCTGCCGCCCGCGATGCTCTCGCCGCTGAAAAGGTTGCTCTGGTTCAGGAACGCGATGCGCTCGCTGCGAAAGTTGCCGCGCTTGAAGCTGACAAGGTGAAGCTGGCTGACAGCGTTACCAAGACTGCGACGGCCAAGGCTGTTGAAATTGTTGCGGGCATTGGCGTGACTCCTGTTGCCGCCGCTCCTTCCGGCAACGCTTCCGGCACTCCGGTTGACCACGCTGCCGCGCTCGCTGCTATCACTGACCCGAATAAACGGGCAATCTATTTCCGCGAAAACCGGAAAGCAATCCGCGCCGCCAATGACGCTGCGCGGCTGGCCGCTTCTATCAGCAAGTAACATAAACAAACAAACACATGGCTACATACACCAACCTCGATGACGAGATTTTTGCACAGAGTGCCTTGGAGGCATTCGTCAAAGTTCTCGCCCCGCTCCGCGCTTTCAGCACGAACTTCTCCGCCTCGCCCGGCACCAAGGGCGCGAGCGTGCTTGTTCCCGTCGTCAGCAACCTGACTGCCACTACGTTTGGCGGCTCCTACGCTGTCTGCAATGGCACCAAGTCCGTTGTGACCGTCAGCCTCACCGGCCATAAGTTCCTCGCCGTCGGGCAGGATGACTTGACCGCTGCGAACTCCTCGGCGTCTAGCTTGGAGAGCTTTGGCCGTCAGCAGGGCGCGGCCCTCGCTACGCTTGTCATGCAGGACATTCTGTCCTTGGTGACCACGGCCAACTTCTCGCTGGCTACTGCGGTTTCTAGCACCGCGCTTGACGTGCCGCAGCTTCGCGCCACTCGGTTGCTGCTCAACCAGAATGACGTGCCGGTTGACCCGCGCTCCATGCTGATTGATTGCACGCCCTACGATGCGCTCCTCGGCGTCACGAACTTTGTGCAGGCGCAAATGTTCCGCGACACTGGCGTGTTGCAGGAGGGCAAGGTTATGCGTGCGCTTGGGTTTGACTTCTACGAACTCAACAACCTGTTCGCGTCCGGCGCGAGCGTCATGGGCTTTGCGTGCCATCCGAACGCGATTGCGATTGCGATGCGTTACTTGCAGCCCCAGTCCGGCAACACCTACGAGGCCGCTGGCCCAGTGACTGACCCCGAAACCGGAATGGTTTTGGGCCTCAGGAAATTCTATGACAACGCCACGGGAACCAGATACCTAGCGATGGAGTGCAACTATGGCTACGCTCGCGGCCTGTCCACTGGTGGCCGCGTGTTGAAACGTCTGGACTAATTTGCGACACATTCACAAGCCCCGGCTAACCACCGGGGCTTTTTTGTTTCTGCCTCTTGACATGAATTTTGGCGACGCTTGAATCGCATCGCTTTGAACGACTATCACGAATTGCCCGCCGCTATCACGTCGCTTCGCCGCGTCGTTCAAAGCAGATAGCGAGCGGGCTTTTGATTTATGAAACCACCGAAACCAACCAAACGCTTCCCGCTGAAAAAGGACAGCAAGCCTGCGAGATTGAAAGCCGCACAAGATGAACTTGACCGGCGCGGGTTTCAGACGCGGGCGTTTCAGACTTTAACCTGCGGCGAATGCCGTTTTACACTGGAGGCTTGGCTATGAAGTTGGCTAAAAAAATATGGTTAAAAGGTAAAAGGCTTGCAGAAAAATCAAAAATTGCAGCGAGCCAAGACGATATTGGAGAGGCGA